GTCTGGTATCGTTCGGTAACGGTGCGCAGGCGTGGCAATACGCTTTTCCCCAGGGTACGGAGGAAAAACGTATTGGCCCGGCGGCGGCCCTTGTGCCCATCGGATTTAAACAGCTTTTCATAACGCTGGCCGAAATACTTCGCCAGATAATCCGGCATTCCGGCCAGGTACTGCTGACGCCACTGGTGATCCAGCGGGTTAAGATGCCAGAGACTGCGCTCAACATAGGTTAAGCCGTCCGGTTCATTGCGGGTAAACTGCTCACGTCGCCACTGATTGACGACGTGATAAGCGCCATTGTGTTCCGGGTTCATTCACTTAACCCGGTTCCAGTGTTTTCTAACTGTTCAAAGGCATTCAAGCACAGCAGGGAAAGGCGCTCTGCTTCGGTCAGCATGGTGGTGATGTCAGTAACCGTTCCACGCCGAATTTCAGCGCAGAGCGACCGATGCACAAAATCATTCACCAGCGTAATCGGCGTTTGGTATACCGCGAGGGTGGACAGATAAGGCTGTGCGCCGTCCCGGTTATCGCATTGCACTTCCCCCAGCGCAAAGTCATAACCCACTTTCGCAATCGCATAACGCCCATTGATATCCACACGGTTATAAGCTGGGTTTTGTGGCATATCCATTAGATAAGCTCCTGGGCAGAATGTTCGAAACGTTCCGACTCTTTACGGAATAGCTCCAGTACTTCACTGACGGACATCCCTTTTCGCTGTGCGTGAATTGTCAAAGAGGTGAGACGCATAGAGACAGATAAATGCTGGTTTTTCCGCTCTTCCATTCTTGCCCGTGTCAGCAGCTCAGCCAGTGCTTCATCCGCGAGGGTGGCCCTTGCTAATTCGCTATTTCTCATCGTGTTTTCCTTTTTCAGGTAATACGAATCCCTGCCCGATAAAAGGCATTTATTCGTTGCTATGGGTTAATTAATGAATGGGTGACGGGTTCGGCTGATTCGGGGTGCCGCTTTGATTACTGGTTTTCAGAAAATCATCCGGGCCAAATAGCGCGGTTTCATCGCAAATAGACCGGATGCGCTTAATTGCGCTCCAGATGGCGGCGCGCTCTTCCGCCGTAAACTGATGCCATGAGTAATTAATATGGCGTGATTTCAGCTTTGGCTTTGCAGAAAACAGGATTATTTCACGGGTATCCACCGCGGCCCGTTCCCAAAAAGACTGAGCGCGGGACTCTCCTTTAAACACGATATCCCGGCAACGCTGTATCCATTTCTGATGATCGACAGATTGAGACATATTCCCTCCTGATTACCGGTTAAACGCCCCTTTCGGCGGGTTCCAGCGGCGGCCATCTGGAAGCGATGCCCCGGCCTGGTTATTCCGCAGGAAAGAGGCAATTGAGATCGGCTTTTGCATTGTTCCTCCTATTGGTAACCACCCACAGATAGACGGTTGCAAATAGGTGCCGGGATGTTTCACCACGCCCGGCGCGTGGTTTCCCTGGTGTTGTTATTATCCGATTGTCAGCGATGCTCCTAACCCGCTCAGAGCATCCAGCGTTGACGCCATCGCCGGGTTAGCCTGAATACGTGATTGCACCGTCAGGCCAATCAGCGACAGGTAACGCACCCCGTCGCTGATGGTGCTAATTAGGCTATGGCGTCGCGTCTGCGTCATACGCTCATCCGATACGCTCTCGGCGGCTACCTTCCCTACTGCGGCAGTGGCTTGCAGCACATAGGCGGTAAGCCGCTCTGTTCTGGCCTCATTCACTGGCACCGCTGGCAGACAGTTCAGTTGCGCCAAAAGCCCATCGATCAGCGTGGCATCCTCGGTGATGTCGGTCAGCGTCAGCAGTTCTTCACAGGTCAGCTTGTGGGGCTGATCTGGATTCAGCTTGTTACGCAGGATTTGCTGATTCATCCCCGCCGTGCGCGCCAGCTCCGCCAGATTGTGACAAAGTGAAAAGGCCCGGCAGGCTTCATCAAAGTGCGTCTGTTTAGCGATCTGGTAATCAAACATGGTTTGCGAACTCCAGAAATCCCAATATCGAACTAATTGAGTGAAATATCACAATCGGTGAGCGCATCAACGGTCATAGCGGCGATGTTGATCATCACCTTTTCACGCTTTTTATCTTTGCGCAGGCGGTGACGAGTTAAGCGGCCATCGGCCAGCATGTCGTTGATGGTGTCGATAGAAAGGCCGGTCAGCTCGCTGTATTTCTCAATCGAGACAGACGGCACGGCCAGGGTGATTGATATTTGAGGTCTCATAATGCAACATTCCCTATTGGCTTGTGGTGAGCCGTGTTTAGTACCTATGAGTATCTTGTTTCGAGATAAAAATAGATTCCCGAAAAGAGATAGTCAAGACATTTATTAACCATTCGGGATGTGTATGGATTTACGTCGAGGTGGAAAAGCAGCTATTGACCGTATGCTAAAGGCATATGATTTACCGACGAAGCAGGCCTTGTGTGAAAAATTAGGTATAAGTAACAGTACATTAGCTAACCGCTATCTCAGAGATACTTTCCCTGCCGATCTCGTGATTCAGTGTGCCTTGGAAACCGGAGTTTCTTTACACTGGTTAGTGACCGGTGAGAACGATAGAACCAGTCAAAATGAGCCTATTCCTTCGCCAGAGCCGTTCCACAGCCATGAAACAGTTGATCTATCACAGGAAGTAGAACCAGAAAAAAAGTTCTCAAAATCGAACATCATTGATTTCAAAATGGGTGGCCGAGGTGTAATTGAGAGATTACTAGAAGCTTACGGATTTAAAACAAGGCAAGCTTTGTGTGACCATTTAGGCGTATCAAAAAGCACACTCGCTACACGCTACATGCGCGACTTATTCCCAGCAGAATGGGTTATTCAATGCACAATCGAAACTGGTGTCTCTGCTCAATGGCTAACGACAGGTGAAGGGCCAATGTTCAATGACACAACAAATGACTCGATTGCTATACAAACTGCGACTTTATGAATTTTGGGACTGGTGCAAAGGCCACGATTGAGCGTCTTGTCGAGGCGTATGGGTTTAAGAATCGTCAGGCTCTATGTGACCATCTCGGTGTATCAAAAAGCACTTTAGCTAACAGATACATGCGTGACTCTTTTCCTGCTGATTGGGTCATTCAGGCTGCTTTAGAAACCGGCGTATCTTTACGCTGGCTCGCTACAGGTGAAGGCCCAAAGTTTGATGACGCAAGAAATGACGTGATCGCTATACCAAGGCAAAAGCTGATCGATGGAAAACTCTACGATTCAAACTACTATATGTTTGATAAGGCTTTTCTGTCCGATGGACTGAAAGACCCAGTTGTCATTCTGGATGGAGACATAACCTACATTGCCGATCGCCAGTTTGACGAAGTAGTTGATGGTAAGTGGCTGGTTGAAATTGAAGGCCGGACCAGCATCAGAGATCTGACCCGTATACCAGTAGGGAAAGTGCGCGTTAGCGGGGCTGGGGCGGAGTTTGATTGTGGGCTGGGAGATATTCAAATTATTGCCGAATGCAAAGGTTTTTATAAAGGATTATAGAAAATGACAGATCTGCCAGACCCTAACGATATGCTTGTATCAGCTCAAAATAATTTATTATTTTTTTTAAAAACTTTATATCTTCACTTCTCTCCAGATTGGGAGCAAAATTTTTTACCACCGATCGATGAAACCAGTGAGCAAAGGATAAAACGACAGATAAAGGAAAAAGAAAGCTTCTTACAATCTGGCTTAGTTATTCTTTTTAATTCTGCCGAGATTTATATAAAATCTTTAATTGCATCAGAGAATGTTTTCTTTTTACTTAAAGACATTAAAGATGCAAGCAGGTCAAAATCTTTTTTTGACTGTCAGACAATTGATGCTGTCGATTTAAACTTAATTTATGAAGGTATATCATCAAAAAAAATTCCAGATACGTTTAAAGAAACCTATGAATATTTGAGAAAAGAGCGAAATAAAGTAATCCATTTAGGAAAAAGCAATAACATTGAAATAACAAATTATTTCATAAAATCCTTCATAGTCCTATCTAAAGAAATATACAAAAAACCATTGATAGATATGACACATATACTTTTTGACTCTAAAAACCTATCATCAGAAGAAATTGAATCATCAAAGAAGAATTATGCTTTAGCCATAATAGAAATATTTAAGGAATTCTTCCCCATCAATAAAATAATTAAAGAGATTTATAAGTTAGACAACGAGCCGAGACGATGGGATAGATGCATTAAATGTAACATACCTGATACAACATTAGCTGTCATATCAAATAAAACATCATTATGTTTAGCCTGTGGTTTTAGCAACGGAGTTTGACATGGAAAATTTAAAATACATCCCATTCGGTCAGGTAGATTTTTCTGATACTTTTTTTGACTCACTAAAATCTGATTACTCTCATGGCTTTGTTGAATGGTTTGGGAAGAAATGTAATTCACCACAAGACAAAGCATATGTGCTTTACGATGAAAACAACAAAATTGATGGCTTCATGTATCTGAAAATAGAAGAAGGTACTGTAGAAGATACTGAGCCACAGTTAACAGCACATAAGCATTTGAAAGTTGGCACATTCAAATTTAACCAAAAAGGAACATTACGGGGCCAGCGTTTCTTAAAAAAGATATTCGACCATGCTCTGGCTGAAAAGGTGGATGATATTTACGTCACGGTTTTTGATAAACATAGCTATCTTATCAGATTATTCCAGTTATATGGATTTGTAAACGTAGGGACAAAAACTAGCCTGAATGGGACAGAGAATGTATTAGTAAGAGATATGGGGACAGAAGAACTAACAGGTGATCTGCTTTCTGACTATCCATATATCAACAATAGAAATAAGGAACGTAAATTTCTTCTTTCTATATACCCCACATTTCACACCCGGCTCTTCCCAGACTCAAAGCTCATCACTGAATCACCCGATATTATATCTGATGTGTCGTATGCCAACAGTATCAGAAAGATTTACATATGTGCGATGCAGGATGTACTGTTGATGAAAGCACATGACATTATCGTCATATATAGAACGAGTGATAACCAAGGCCCAGCCTACTATCGTTCTGTAGCCACATCTTTATGTGTTGTTGAAGAAGTTAAAACAATAGATAGCTTTGACAATGAAGAAGGATTCATTAAATATTGTTCACGCTACAGCATATTTACTGAGCCTGAGCTACGTGGCTTCTATAAAAGCAGAAAATATCCTTATGTAATTAGCTTTACCTATAATCTAGCTTTACCAAAACGGCTAAACCGTGCTAAACTAATTCAGGATGTCGGATTAGATCCAAATAACTATTGGGGTGTTTTGAAATTAACGGATGATCAATTTGACAGAATAACAGAATTAGGTGAAATCAATGAAAGTATTATTGTCAATTAAGCCGGAGTTCGTCGAGAAGATACTCGATGGTTCAAAGAAATTTGAATTCCGTAAAGGGATTTTTAAAAACCCTGATGTAAAATCAGTCGTCATTTATTCCACAATGCCGGTAGGAAAAGTGGTTGGTGAATTCGATATTGTAATCGAAGATGAACCATCTAAAGTCTGGAGCAAAACGAAAAAGTACGCTGGAATCAGTAAAAACTTTTTCGACGAGTATTTCGGTAGCAAAGAAAAGGCTTTCGCCATCAAAATCGGCGACCTGCGTGTTTATGAAACACCACTACAACTCAGTGCATTAGGTGAAAACATCACCGCTCCTCAGTCTTACCGTTACCTCTAAGGTGGCCTTGGCCACCTTTCGCCATTTGTTTGCTCTCACAACATCCATACATTGATGACTGTTTTTATACACAGTAAGTATGCATCCTCAGTTTACAAGGGGGGTGTATGGCTGTTCGTAAGTTGGCATCAGGGAAATGGTTGTGTGAGTGCTACCCATTCGGGCGTGAAGGCAAACGGGTACGCAAGCAGTTTGCTACCAAAGGTGAGGCGCTGGCATTTGAGCGCTTCACGATGGAAGAGAGTGAAAACAAGCCCTGGCTTGGCGAAAAAGCGGATAACCGTAGCCTGCGGGAGATTATCGATCTGTGGTTTTCTCTTTACGGCCGTACACTGGCCGACCCTAAAAGGATGATGGCGAAACTTGATATCATCTGCACCGGTTTGGGCAACCCCAAAGCCAGAGAACTGAGCGCCGCCGATTTCGCGCATTACCGCGAACTGCGGTTAGCCGGGCAGATGACTGACTCAAGCGGCATCCCTCTGGCTGTCGTCAAACCACGAACGGTCAATCTGGAACAACGCAACTTATCCGCCGTCTTCGGCACACTGAAAAAACTGGGCCACTGGGATGCACCCAACCCGTTATCCGGTCTGCCAACATTCAAGATAGCGCAACAGGAACTGGCGTTTCTGGCTCCCAATGAGATAAAGCGCGTACTGGATGCGTGCGCCGAATCTGCTAACCCGCATCTGTTGCTAGTCACAAAGATATGTCTGGCAACGGGCGCGCGCTGGAGCGAAGCGGAAGGGCTATCAGGCCAGCAAGTCACGCCTTATCGCATCACCTACACCCGCACCAAGGGCAAGAAAAACCGAACCGTTCCCATCAGCCGTGAACTGTATGATGAGATCCCACGTAAAAGCGGCAAGCTGTTTTCTCCCTGCCGCAAAGCCTTTGAGCGTGCCATTAACCGGACGGGAATTCAGCTTCCAGATGGTCAATGCACCCACGTCCTGCGCCACCCCTTCGCCAGCCATTTCATGATGAACGGCGGCAATATACTGGTGCTGCGTGATATCCTCGGTCATGCTGACATCAAAATGACCATGATCTACGCCCACTTCGCGCCCGACCATCTGGAAGACGCAATCACTAAAAACCCACTCAACGGCCTGAACTGGTCGCCAAAAAATGGCGGCAGGGTGGCGGCAGCGAATGGCAATCACTCCTTTTCCTCACCACTCACCACAGGATAACATTTTGTTTTTACTGTAATTTGTTGTTTTTACTACCCGCCAGAAGGAATGTAGGAATTTCGGACGCGGGTTCAACTCCCCCCAGCTCCACCACATTTGATAGGACAGCAGCAGGACAACGTCTTTAAATACAACCAATTAAAGACACAAGCCTGACAG